TGTTGTGTTTACGGCTAAAAAACTATCTGAATATAAATATTTTATTAAACCAGTTAATAAGGACAATCAAACGAAAGCCAACAAATATCATATACCAGTAAATATTTATTATTTCCCAACAGGATGTTGCGCCCACCTGTAGTATTTGCACCACCATAAAGACACAGGCAAAAAAAAAGCACACCCCACCTGATCTTTACGACCAAACAGGATGTGCTATTTATTATTTTCCGCTTACAGCCCTCCTTCTGCTATTTCATCTTCCCACTTTTTGATTTGATTGAGCAATGCAACCGCACACTCATGCCTACCAACGATGATGTCGTCAGAACCATCGGTGCATTTCGGTCTTTGGTCATTTTCATATTCATCAATAACCTCTTTACTATCAACCGCCTCATCGTGCAACCATTCTAAAGCCCACCTATGCAGTCTTTCTTGAGTCCACAAGTAATTAAGGAGAGTGTCACTCTTTTTAACTGTCATCAGACACCTCCAACAAGACTTGCTTGCCTTTACGTTTCATTTTGACAGTATCCCCAACCTCAGCTTGAGCCTTGATTCCCTTAATAGAGATTCTTCTATCGCCTCTCGCATTGTTGGTTCGATACAGGTTTATTTTGGTTTCAGTGCCATCAATAAATTTAGCTTCAATGGTATGCTTTTCACCGCACTCCATGTCAGCAAAATCTACACCGCATGACAAGGCAAAATCTCTGACACTGTTATTGGCATCAATGATGGCTTTGTTAAGCATTGTAGAAGTAAGCTTGATGACTCCTTCTTTGTTTTTACTCATAATGTTCCTCCATTTAAGTAAATTATTTAATTAACTGATTTCGAGCATTTTTGCTCTCGTCAGAGGAAAACACACATTTTCCTTATCAGTTGGCTTCAGCATTTGAGCCTAGAGGCAATTCTAAGAGTAGGGTAAGGGCATAACATACCCCAAAATACCCTACCCTTAGAAATCAAGCTATGAATACAAGCTTGAGGTGTCCACATAAATAACCTCTCCAAAAGGAAGCCTCTCGGAGTATCGGCTTTTATCGGTGACACACCATATTACAGGAACATCAGGCTCGACCTCTGCTTTGACTCTGCCCCACCCATCGGTGAAATAAATGAATGCTTTTACATTCTCTAGGTCATCGGTGTAATCATTGTAGAGATTGAAAGGAGGAGTAAAGTCAGTTCCACCTCCACCCCTTGCTATGAGTTTCACTTCATCACCTTGATCCAAGTCAAAGACATCCCACCATTCACCATCTCTATTCTTACGAACAGTGGTGTCACAATAGCAGACCCGAACCCTCTCAAGTCCACAATCCTCAGCCATAGCTTGCACCTCAGTTGCATAGATGTTGAGTTCAGATTGAGAAACCGATCCCGAAGTATCCACAGCCATAACCAGTTCACCACCATAAGGTGATCTAGCTTTGCTTGGTAGACAAACTCCTCTCCATGAATGCCTTTTGTTCAGCCTTGACCATGTATTCACATTGGCAACAGTTGACTCTAAAAGGTCGCAGAGTTCATCTCTCCAGTTGATCTTGGCATCCTTCAGTTCTTTGATGCTATTACTGAAAGAATAAGAACCAGTCGTTCCCATAGCCTTCTGAAGTTTATCGGACATTGATACCGCCCTCTGAATTTCAGTTCTGAGTTCTGAGAGTTCAGTTGCAGTCAGTGGTTTCCCTGATTCTGACTTTGCATCCCATACCTCTCCTACAGTGTTGGGAATAGAATCTAAATCAATGTCTCCTACCTTCTGACCTGATTTACCTCCCTCTCCCTCAGTCGGAGTTCCTGAGCCTTCGCCTTCACCTTGACCCTCTCCCATCTGATCTAGGGCATCTTTCAATGCCTCCTCATCATTGATTAAGTCTCGGTATATTTGCTCAGCAGTAAGCCTATGGTATTTCCTGTTCATTAAACCACCTTCAGGCAGTTCCATTCTCAGGTCATAAACCAAGTAGGTATTGATGGCATAGTCACAGGCAATGTTCCAAACTTTAGGATGTCTAGTGGCTCTCCTAAGCATATGTTCATAAACACAATGCAAGGCTTCATGAACCAAGACACCTTTAAGTTCTTGTTCTGAAATCTCAGCCACGAAAGAAGGATTATAAAAAATATTCCTCCCATCAGTGGCTAGGGTTTCACACTTACTGGCTTCCACCTCAACAAGGTTAAGATGCAGAAGCATACTTGCCATACCTACATGACCCTTCATTAACTTGGCTCTAGCCTTAATGATTTTATCTAGTTCAGTCATCCTTAGACCCTCCAAAGGCTTTATCTAAAAAGCCTCCTTTAAGTCCACCTACTGCACCCGATAAATCCTTAGCTACTTTCTTTCGCTTGGATGTATCACCTCTAAGAGTGTCTACAGAATCTATAGTAGAAAATACCGACACTAACTTTTGATGAGCCTTGTTTATTGTAGGATCATTGCCCAAGATATCAGAGTTGATAGAGGGCAATACTTCTACTGCTTGTCTCAGCTTGTCAAAACTGCTCTTATTGAAAAAGCCTTTCTGCTTGTCATCAGGGTCATACTCATCTAGCTTTCCTGAAACATGATCCACTTGCTCTACTAAAGCCTCCACAGTCGTCTTAAACACACTCTTAATATTGTTGTTAGCCCTATTAACAGCATCGTTCTCTATCTTCTCTCTCAGTTCACTAGAAACATTGAGTCGGATATCTTTTGACATCTGAGGCACTAGACCCAATTCAAAATCAAATTTGAATTTTCTCTCTAGGTCTTCAGTGTGAAGATAGTCATCTTCATTATAAGTATCCCCTAAGTTGGTCTTCGCACTTTCGACCATTTTAGGATAATTCTTCATAAAGCTTCTGACCTCTGTATCCCATTCGATCTTAGCCTTATCCACCTGTTCCTGAAGGTGAGGTAAATTACTGTTGGGGCAAAGTCTCCACCCCGATACAGTATGACCCTCATCATCCGTAGAGTTGTCAGACCATGCCACAGTCAAAGGATAATAAGAGTTGTTTCTAAACTGATTCAGAATACGTCTAAAATACTTATTAACATTCGTTCCGTAGATATGCTTTGACACATTAAGGAGTCTTGGGTCAACAACTTCATTGTCATTGGCTAATTCCTCCCTTAAATACTTATCCACTTTCAATCCGCTTGGATGTTTCGCAGTGAGGCGAACCAAAGTCGTATTTTCAGCTAAAGTATTATTTATTGCTTTCTTATCCATAATTTTTTCCTCCAAAATATTAGATAAATTACTGTTTCAAACTTTCGTTATCTTCAGGTGAGATACACATCCCACTACAGTAAAAATGGGCAGAGGGCAGAAAACATATACCAGTAAATAATATTGTATTCTACCCCCCGTCACTTTTCAGGATTAAACCTCCAAGTCCTGATTGTCTACTTTGAATTTAGAGAAGGTCGCAGTATCCATCAATTCAGGTCTAGCCCCAATGACTGATCTGACAAAGAAAATCCCATACTCAGGAGTCGGAAACTTCTCGACATACTTCAGACTATTCTTAAAGAAAGAACCAACCTGTTTTTTGTTGGCTTCTTTGAGAACAGTGACCAATGCAACACAGGTTGCATACATCAATCCATTGTCATCTGACACCTCAACATCTTTGCCACCCACAATTGCATCTAAATCAGGCACTTTATCTTTAAGAGATAAGAAAGACGTAAATTCAATTGAAGCCTCCTCTCCTACATCTGCCTCTGAGATCATTTGAAGCAAATCTCTAGATGGTTCAGTTTTCAAAGTGTCCGACAGCCTTACCCATGATCTAGGTGAGGGCTGAGGAGTAATCACTTTTGGGTCAAAGACGTTCAAAAAGTTTGGCATGGCTTGTATAAAAGCCATCACATCTAAGTGAACATCATTTTCCATAGCCCAATTCATCCAGTCATTAGTGTCATGCTCAAAGTTAATTAAGCTTGTCCTACCGATAACATGAGAAGGCAGTTTATTAGAGCCAGCCCTATCGGTTGCCCTGTTAGAAGCACAGACTATCTTCCACCCTTCAGGAAGCTGATACTCTCCTAATCTTCTTTCATAGATCAATTGCCCTACGACTGCCTGAACAGAAGGGGAGGCTTGACCATATTCATCAAAGAACAATAAGCCTTCACCACTAATGGGAAGATTGCCTAAAAACGCTCTCCTCTGAACAAAAGAATCATCTACCTCTACAGGCACAGGAACACCGCCTAAGTCAACGCTCTCATATAGAGCCAACCTAAACGATATACTTCCATACTCATTCTTTTTAGGGTTAATACAATCAGCAACAATCTTTCTATCATTGGCTAGATACTCAGTCAGTACATCAACCACTGCTGATTTACCGATTCCAGTTCCTCCAATTAAGAAAGGTGAGTTGCCACCTTTTATTACGGATTTCATAATCCGTAGTGCATCACTTGGTTTCATAATTTTCCTCCAATTATTTACAAGTTAGTTTGGGTTAATTCCCATTAATCACACTCGTTATAAATATGATTAAGGGGAGTTGAGCAGTTTTAAATCTTGCTCAGGATTAGAGATTAACCTATGCCTTCCTCACCATCAAAGAGTTCACATCGACAATGTTCCCACAGATCAAGGTGTATGCTGTCGCTATCCCTGTTCTTCTCAAAGACTTCAGGCAGACCGATAGAACACAATACCAATGGCATTACATTAGGGATTGATCCAGTATCAATTATGATGCTATCTCTGAATGACCAGTAATCATAAAAATTATGAGGCTGAACCCAATTACCAATGATCTCCCCATTCACAATATTTGCGAAAAAGATTATCGGAAAGTCGGTGTCGTAAACTCCCACATTGGATTCAATAAAGTGAGGCTTATCGTATTCCTCGTCATATGTAAAATCACAATACTTAACGAAGCTTTCTCGTAGAGCCTCGTGATGATCTTTTAGACAAGAATTTAAAAGCCCTGTTGATTGCCTCCATTCAATCCAATTGTAGGGTTCGCCTAGACGTTTTTCGACCATACCCCAAAGAGCATTAAAAGAATCTACTTTCTTTACAGCAGAATCTATTTCATTGATCTCTGATTGGGTTAGTTTTTGCACATCTGCAATAGAGTCATTCCTTCCTAACTTATCCAGTTTTTCAAGAAGCTCATTTAATTGTTTTTCAGTTAATTTATTCATGGTTATTAATCCTCCATATTTGTGTTAATTACCAAGACCCAATCTTTCGATTGGGTTTCGCTCAGATTTTCACTGAGTCTCATCAGTTGGTTTAAAAGGTTTTAATAATATTCTTCCTCATACCAGCCTTCATCGTAGTCTTTAATGAGGGTTAGGTTTCCCTTGTTGTCAATGGCTTCAACAATGAGATAACCGAACTTATCGCACGCTGTGCAAGGGTGATCGGTTTGGTAGTGGTCGTTGTAGTTTTGGTTGTCCGTGGCTGGGGACATAGAGTAAAATCCTCTGCCACTGCATGATTTACATTTGATAGTGTCTCCAACCTCTACTTCTGCTTTAGTTAGTCTCATCTTGCACCTCCCATGATGATATGTGAAATATCAATTAACTGGTTTAGGTTAGATGTTTCAATTCTTCTCTTATTAGAATCATTGACCTGTTCATAAGCTTGCACTAAAGCACTCGCTGTAAACATATCCACAAGCACTCCTTCTATCTCTTTGGCTTGCTTGTCTTTGACAATGGATTGCACTGTTTCAAATGCAGTTGTATTTAGTTCTTTCATAATTTAATCCTCCAAGATTAAATAGTTAGTTGCTGAATTCATCCTTTGGGAATCATCAGTAGAGACACACATCTCTATTTCAGACTTACTTGGTGTTTCGTTTTCCACCTCTCCAGTATTAAGTTTTCACTGTGTCATTGGGTACGCTCTTTAGTTGAGTGATAGAGGGTAAAGAGTAAGCCTCCAGTCAGTTTTAAGGGGTCAGTTTTTCTGTTGTTCTCTCTCCTAAAAGTTAATTTATATACCCAATATAGACTACTGCAAGCAGATTGCAAGCATAGTAATGACTATCTTTAACTGGTAAATTATTATTTATGAACAAGCCACCCAAGAAGCCCGACCTTAAAGTCGTAAAAAAAGACCCTGAATTAACCATCAAACAACGCTCCTTTGTGAATGAAATAGTCAGAGGTAAGTTAGGCAGTTATAAAGAAGCTTATGCAAAGGTTTATGACGTACAGCTAACCAAGACAGGAAAGATACCTAAATGGGTCGAAGTAGAAGCCTCTAAGCTTGTTGCAAACCCTAAGATAGCAATAAGCATACAAAAGGCTATAGAGCGTAAGGAAAGCAGTTTGATAGCCTCTAGCCTACGAACGAAGAACTATGTCATAGATCAGCTATACAAAGAGAGTCAAAGCAGTGAGAGTGATGCAAGCAGAGTTAGGGCATTGGAGCTACTAGGCAAATCG